AGCGGCGGGTTGATGACAACCGTTTCATTGGATCGGGTCACGGTGTTATATCTTTCTGTCGGTATCAAGTTGACATCCACAGTCGAAGTGAACGCGAAATCAGACAAATTAGCAACGACAAAGTCGTCTATTGGGCCAATTGTGACCTGGTAGTCCGCCGCATTGGTGAAAATTCGGCCGTTGTAGGATATGAGGCTGAAGAACACAAGTCCAGAATTTGGAGACACGAATTTCGCCACCTTCCTATCGCCAAGCAACGACACAATTCGTGCGCTCTGGGATGTATTCGCTGGAATAAATGTTCCACCCTGGGCGGGGTAGGCATCGATGTCCAGTGCAGCAACGACATATGGTGGAATCAAAGACGCCCCAAGTTGAACGTTGTTGCGGATGAATGTCGTAGCTGATGACAAGAACGCATTCAGGACTGCTCCAACGGCCTCTCCGGTGATGAACAAATCAGGGGCTCTGGTGATATTCCATGAGATGTCATACCCTCCAACGTACCATGTCGTGAGATACTTCCGCCCATCCTCATCGCTGGTGCAATCAATTCGGTGGCACTTGAGCGTGACATTCTTTTGTCCTTGGCCTTCAACGTCCACCAGAAACGTCACGAGCGGGATGCCATCATTGTTGATATATGTGACTTCCGCGGCGTCTTGGGGTGCCAGTCGCGCTGCCATGAGTGCGGTGTAGTAGGTGGCAACATACGTGGTTTGGGCTGGAACGTAGGGCCCGGCGAGGACCTTTCTGGTGACGAGGTAAATTTGATGATAATCGACCTTCTCTCCCTTACCATAGGCGTGGCTGGAAATCGCGGTATCCGGTAACACAAGGGTGGACGAAGATGAAAACGTTGATCCACTTATTTGAATTCCCGTCGCAAACGCGTCTGGCCTGGGAGTCAGTTGGGCGGTCGGAAAAGCCAATGTGCCGCCGGACTTCATCCGCAGTCCAGTATCGCCAACTATGTCGGACAACGTTTTCCCAACTAGGCCACCAGACTCTGCCCCACCGGGGGTTCCGCGTGACATGTACCAGTCTGCGCCAAATCGCGATCTGATAACATACTTCGCCTGAATCTGTATTCCAGTTCCTGGGTTGTACCCATTGTTGATCTCCATTTCCAAGTACATGACGATACACGGAGTCGTCTTTTTGTCATAAACCCCTGAAAGGAACTCATCCATGGTCCTGATCTTTGGTGCCAATTTGGAGTCGGCCGTGGAGAACTCACAAACGCGGGACCCACCCACAGGCATCACGTGCTTGGGGTATTGTCCCGTATTGCGCAAGTCCAGCGTAGTCCCCGTTGGAGTGAACGGCAACCACACGAACCCGACGGCGCCCCCGTTCGTTGCTGGGCCGTGCATTTCGACTTGGTAAGAGACAGTTCCTGCGGCTAAGGTGTTGAGCCGTGCGTTGTCCTTCATGAATTGGTTCCATTTTGAGCTATCCAGATGTGGGAAAATCTCAAGGATAACCCCTCTAGTTGCCTGAGTCGATATGCTCTTGGTGGTGTTTGAAGTATCCATGAAGACTGTCTGAGCGATCTCGAGGTTGGACAATTGGGATCCTGCCATGACCACCATATCAACCGGTTGCCCGGTGGTTGGTTGTACAAAGCTGTGAGAGATCATCGGTCCTTCCGATGGGATCTCTATCCCGCTTGCCCCCTCCAAGATCGGTGCCGTGGAATCGGTCGGCAAAGTCGTCGATGAATGGGCTTCAGGTAGTCCCAGAGCCACGAGAGGGTCATCTTTCTCAAGGTCCAAGCGCCGCAGTCGTAAAATCAGCTGGATCTCGTGCTCCGACAGTTCGACCTTCTTGGCCGGAACTGAGTGGGGCGTAAGTCCCTGTCCAATCTCAACAATCTCGCGGGCCAACTCATCTATCTTGTTGATATTTTCCATGACCTTGGGTGCTGTCGGCAGAGTGTAGGAATTGGTTCGCGCCACGTTGACGATTTCTTGGAATTTGCCGCGTTGATCCGCAGCCATGGTCCTGAAGCCGTTTCCACAGCGGGAAATTTCCCTGATGTATCGCGTTCGGTATGCTAGTTCGTTGTTGTACGACATCTCGTCTTCTCTACGAATTGGGGTGCTAATGTGGTGTTCAATAGCCCCAATCGGTTTGGCTCCTAAGTCAACTCTCGAGTGAGCAATCGCTTGCATCATCCGAGTTTCAACAGAACCCACCAACTGGTTCTTCACACCTTCGCTGTAATACAGCAGCCCCACCTCGTACGGGTACACGTGACACAGCGCTCCGTACTTGTTGTTGAGCGCAATGACCCCTTCCTTGATCTGATTAAAGAAGTCACGGCCCCACGGGATCGCCTCCTCAAGTGCAACTCTGCAGTTCGATGCTATGAATTCCCGATCCAAGTTCGAGCACCAATGGAGAAAGCTACATATCGTGGGCTTCTTCAGCGCCATGAATGTAAACATTCCATGATCAAACATGTACCTGGAGCAGAATGATGCGTCCTCATACGGCACAGCGCATGGCGGTCCGTCTTTCCTGTCATTCGTCGGTTCATATCCGTTCATCTGATAAATCCGCTGCTGTTGAAGGGGCCCCAAAAGCCAATATCCCTCCTTCTTTACGGCGTTCAGATTGTCATCGCCGTAATCGAATTCCCTACACAGATAGGAGTACAGGTCCCACGGCATCATTTCGCCGCATTGCTCTTGATAAAGCTTGTTGCATCCAGCCATCCGCATTAGCAGATGTCCATCAGTATTGAATTGTGCAGTGAACATCATGCCGGAACTCATCCGGCCGTCAACCCAGTAAACTGCATCACCCAACACTGACAACGGCCGATTGTAATAAGCCATCATGGCCTTCATTTCGTTGTCCAGACTCTCCTTATCAGTGAAATTCGTTGATCCGCGTGCAACATCAAATGCCAATTTAATTGCAGAAGATATCATGTCTGCGTGTGTGTTGCGATCCCATGCTGGTACATCTATTGCTATCACCTCATCCGGGTTGTATTCTTGCAGATGACGTTTCATCCATGTTCCCTCTTGTCGGAAATTGGCCCCAATGACCATGTGTTGGTTGTACCGATGATGTTGCCGCATCTCATAGAAGTCCGACAACATGCCTGCGAGCCATAGGTTGAGTGCAAAATCCATCGACTCGCATGTTCTAACCTTTCCTATCCGCGCTTTGGCCTCCGTCACCAATTCTCGTTTTTGGAACGTCTTCGCTAGGGCTGCTATTGTCTCTCCTCGTTTCGCTGCCTCCGTGATATATTTGAGGCGACGCATGAGGCAAGCCCCCTCTGGGCATGCGGTGTTAATGACGAGCGGTCGATCAGGCACAAACTCCCCGTTAATCTCAGAGCCACGGAAGAAACGACGCTTGTCCGTCATCCCATACCGCACCTCATAAAATATCCCGGCAGATGTGTATATATCAACAGTCCCCCTCACAGTTCGATACGGGTCATCTATTGTGCCGCCATTCAACACTTCTTGCAAGGTCTTGCGCCTGAAGTTGAGGCACTCGGACGGCAATCTGTCCTTCGCGAATGGCCTGACATGGTCATAGTGCTCCATTCCAACACTGGTCTTCTTGTGGAATTGGCCGCGAGCGTTCGAATACAGCAGATTTGGTTTGTTCGCATGACTGCCAGCCGGGACTGGGGCCAAATTACTAACGTCCTCTACTTGTGATATCGAAGTCGGTACTGGCACTTTGTCAGTAGGTGCAATCCTAGGGTCCAGCCCGGTACTCATTCGGCACGGTTTCTCTCCTGATCGTTCTGCTGCGTAATTCCCATCCATGTAGCCAATTATACCCCCAATGCCAATTAGGTCTGATGAGAAATCAAATCTGGGGTTTGTTCCACACAACAGCATTTTGGTCTCCAAGTCTACGTTTACAACCCTGTCCATAATCTCAATTTGGTCAACAATTTCCAATTCAGCTGCAGTCGCATGGGCAAAAGTCATCATTTCCCGCAATATCACGTCATTTATGGTAACGAAATACGCCTGAAACATGATTCG